TAGCAAGAACAAAGGGTGAGTGTACATACTACGAGGCAAAGGAACAGTTTGGGAAAGATGTTCTTTTGCGGGACGAGTATTATAACGAGTTCATCGGCTGTAAGATACATAGTAAGCATGTGAGTAAGTTGAAAGAAGAGTTCAAGTCTTAAATATATAATGAGGTTATTATGAATAAAGATCCTGTGAAGTTGTTTATTGGTACGTCATCTAATGGTGAAGACGCATTGATTGAGATGGCGTATGAGTACACGTTGAGGAACAATTCCTTTCGTAGTATTGAAATTGTTTGGATGCGTAAAACAGATGATCCTAATTCTTTCTGGCATGGCTTTGCTGATCAGAATTGGTCTACTCCATTCTCAGGATTCCGCTGGGCTATCCCCGAATACTGTAACTTTGAAGGACGAGCAATATACACTGATGTTGATATGTTAAACTTCCATGACATTGGTGAGTTGTTTGATATGGATATGGGCGACAATGTAATGCTTGCCCGAGACGGCACACGGTTTGGTGGTAAAGAGTTCTGTGTTATCTTATTTGATTGCTCTAAGTTTAAAGGTCAAAAGCCGTCAGCCCAATGGAAAGTCGATCCAACAGCACACCACAGGTTCATAAACTTTGTACAACAAGAGATACCCATCGGCACTTTAGACCCTGCATGGAATAGCCATGACGGTGATGTTGAGCCATTCAAACAAATACATTACACTCATATGCCAACCCAGCCATGGAAGCCGAAATGGTTTACTGGCGAAACTGTTGATCATCCTAAACACGAGCTGGTTGAGTTGTTTTGGGATAAAGTGGATGAAGCTGAAAATGAAGGATATCGTGTTGAAGATTATGCGGTTGATCGTGGTATACAATATGGGATTATCGGACAATGAGTGACACAATAGTTATAGATGAAGAAAATCTTGATGGAATAGTGCAATGCAACCCAGTAGTATTTGCTGCCTGCGATAGTCTGTACTTCATGAAACATGGCGAAGCATTCGTCAGGTCGGTTACTGGTAGTGGTGGAATGCCTTGCCATGTACATATAGTGAATCCTTCTCCGATGGTATATGAAAGAGTTTCCTTTCTCATGGATGATGTGGACGAGAAGTTTACATGTACATTTGAAGAACTAGACACTAATGGTATGACTGATGATGACCGTGTCAAAGAATATAAAAATTCAAAACACAAAAATTTGCCAGTTGTATTGGCTAATGCTGGAAAGGTGTTAGTTCTTAACATCGACTCAATTGTGATGAATACTATTGTCCTGCCTGATTCTTTGTTAGCTGTCTCTGGAGACTCAACAAACCCGAACACTAATGCGCTTTATATCGACAATAAAATACATGAGGTATCTAATGTGTTGGCTTGGTATGCTCATGAGCGCGAGAGGACTGGTATTGAGACCATAGAGCATATGGCTCTAGAACTTCATGATGAGATACAGTGGTTGGGGCAAGAGTTTATTAGCAATGGCGTTGATAAAACTAGTATGATAATGGCAATAGAGGAATAGTCATGGATATATTAAACTTGTTAGGAAATACATTAAGTTATGCGATGATTGGTCTTATGGTCACAAGTGTTATCGTTGGTGTGTTATATTTGATTGTGGTGACAGACATTGGCGTTGATCGTCGTAGAGGCAAGGACTAGTGCGTTGGTGGCGATTATGGGCTAAGTCACTGGGGGAGAAAGTCGGCAGTAAAGGCGAAGCTGATCTTGTAGCGTCCATAAGAACGGTGATTGTCCTTGTAAACTTTATTACATGCTTTGTTATCATAGCAGGGGTGATCCACCAATGGTAAGCCAAATATTACCCAAATAACGCTTGCCTTTCACCCAAATGTGTAGTATAATAACAACTTAACAATGCCTCCTTAGCTCATTTGGTAGAGCAGCTGACTTGTAATCAGCAGGTGATCCGTTCGAATCGGATAGGAGGCTCCAGATAAAGTGTGTCAGATGAAAATAAAAATTGAGCTAGAAATTGATACTGAATCCCAGAGCGATATGGAAGCTATGGATGATTTAATTGAAATAATTGAACGTTTAAAACAAGGTGAATAATAGATGAAGATGTTAAATGATAGCGTGTTAGTCATGCTGGAAGCGGAAGAAAAAGAAACAACAACGATGGGCGGCATTATCCTAACTGGGACACCTGACGATGATCAATCATCTAAGCCAGCAACTGTATTGGCTGTAGCCGATAGCGTCGAAGACGTGGTGGTTGGTGATGTCGTATACCTGAGCTGGGTTAATAGTATTCCCATTACTGTAGAGGGAAAGAAGCTAAATATCGTTCCTGCTGAGAATATTAAAGTTGTATTGTAGTTGACTTATATTGAGCAATGTAGTATAATAAACTCATGTTATTGATTGCTCGGATCTGGCTGTTATTTTGGTTGGCGTTTGCGGTTGATAATCAAGACGACCTTTATGGCGTTAGAACGTCAATGCGAAGATTCGAAGAATGTAGAAGACTTGTTGGAGATAATGATGTTTAGTAAATTTATGAAGACACGTGCCGCTATCGGCTTTGGTTTAACGATCGGTCTTGTTGGGCTGGTCGCTGGTATTGTGATGTTTGATCCTGTACAAATAGTGGTAAGTGTTACACTTATCGGTTGCGAAGTAGACCAATGGTTGAAACGAGACAAAGCGTAAATATGTGAGGCAATGGGGAAGTCTCAACGAGGATCGCGATAGAGCCAAAAGCTCTGTGACACGTGATCGAAGAACCACTTCTTTTGTTATTTAATTCGGTGATATTTTATGAGGTATTGTATGGTTTATAATCAATTTAGTCGTGACGAATTGCGCGATCTTCTTGTCGCGAATGTACTACAAGTTACATTCGACAAACTGAACGGTGACGAGCGTGTTATGACATGTACTCTTAAACGTGACATTCTTCCAGCTGCTGTTGCTTCTAAAGTTGATGGCGACACTAAGAAAGCTGCGGAAACTTCTTTGTCTGTTTGGGATGTTAATGCTAATGGCTGGCGATCTTTCCGTATGGATAAGATTAAATCTGTTGCTCATGTTGACTTGGAAGTTGAAGCATAATGAGCCTTGATGTCATAGCAGAAGAAGAAATGGTTGATGTCTCGTTTCCGAAACCCCAAGCTGACGGCACATATGCTGACGCTAAAGGCGGCACGGAAATGATGGCTGAACGGATAACCGATATCTTAGAAAGGAATGGGCTTGATGATAAGATCAATGTGATCCATTCTAGAGTTCGTGAAGATAGTATCGATCTTTCTAAAAAGAACATTCTTCTTCTGCATGACACTTGTGATGATCCAGAAGCTGCTCATCTAAGTAAGCCGAGCAGCAGGAATAAGTTTGATAAAATTGTATTTGTGAGCAATCACCAGATGCAATCATTCCACTATCAACATGCTCTTCGCTATAAAGAAACGCATGTTATCCACAATGCTATCGATCCAATCGTGTTGACCGAACCAAAGCCAACCGAGCGAATCAACCTAATCTATCACACAACTCCTCATCGCGGTCTTGAGATTCTTGTTCCTTGCTTTGAGTGGGTATGCAATCACTTTAAAGATCAGGTGGAATTGCACCTTGATGTGTATTCGTCATTCAATGCTTATGGTTGGGCAGATAGAGATATCCCATATAAACACGTGTTTGAAAAGGTTGACTCTCATCCAAATATGACGTATCATGGTTATCAGCCTAATGATGTTGTGCGTGAAGCTCTAAAACAAGCACATATCTTTGCATATCCTAACATTTGGCAAGAGACTTCATGTATTGCTGCTATAGAAGCTATGAGTGCTGGATGTGAGATTGTTTGTCCTAATCATGGAGCATTACCAGAAACGACTGCTGGGTTTGCGACAATGTATCAGTATCATGAAGATCCCAATAGCCATGCGCATGAATTCATTGAGACATTGGTCAATGCCATACACAGCCATCGCTCTGCTGGACAGCAAAGTAAGTTGCAAATGGCTAAATCATATATTGATATTTTTTATAATTGGAGTTACAGAGAGAGTGAATGGCTCCAACTGTTTAGTAAGCTACTGAGAGAATAAATTATGAAAGGTACGACTGCTGGATCATTGAGATATGATATGTCTGGACGTAAGCGTAAAACAAAGGCATTAAATACAACAAAGAAGTATAAGCCTGCATTCCAAGAACTAGTGGTCAAGCCATCAAGATATGTAAGAGACGAGCAACCTGAATATAAGTCTGCTCCTCTCACACCCCCATCGTCCAATGTTCAAGTTGACGATTCCTATAAGCACGAAGTCTCTAAGAACTATACTGTGTCCATAGCCTACAATAAAGGTGGATACATGGTCGTGCCCAACTCTGATTTAACCCATATCGGCAAATAATTCAAAATAAAGGGTTGACATCCTACATAGACTATAGTATACTTGTTGTTCAAATTGAGTGAGATTAAGATTATGGCTAAAGAACCTGAAAAGTACGTCCGCAAGAAGATCCGTAAACCACGTAAACCAATGTCAGCTGAGCAAAAGGCAGCTGCCGTAGAGCGTCTGGCTAAAGCTCGCGAAAAGCGTATGCTTGAGAACCCACCAACCTATAAGAACATCCACCAAAATGTTCTTGACCTCCCGACTGATGATCCGCTCCACATGTCTCACGTGAAAGAGTGGATCAAACATCAACGTGAAATTGCCTCGGCTGAGGGTAAGAACGACCGTGCTGGTATTAAGGGTGCACTTGCCAAGAAGATTATGGCTGAAGGTTATGCCCGCAACCTGCAGCGTTATCTTGAAAGCGGTGATTGGTGTGATATGTTCTGGGGTAAAGATCGACAGAACAAAATGGGCTCAGTCTGCTTAACACCTGCCTATGACGCTGACGGAAACATCAAAAGAACTCAAGGGACGTTCTATCAAGACCTTGGATATGTTTGGGGTGTTTCGGAAGATAAGGGTGGTATGCCTGCTGACTGGAGCGACACACAAGAAGCGGCTGTTGAGCAACCGATTGTTGCTGCTGGGTTATCTAACTTGGAGGACTTCTTTGGTGAGTAAAGGTAATGTAATTGATTTAACTTCAAGACTTAGACCAAAGCCTGCTACAGCTCAGGAGCAATATGAGGAGTATCAAGGTGAGACTGAAGAGATGGTTCAGAAGTGGATCAACTATCTCCTTGATGAGTTGTTGGAAACTGATGTTGCGGATGACTCCCAAACGTTTGCTCGCGACTTTGTTTTCATAACTGAAGCAATACGATCACTAGTCTATCGGAACAGAGGCGAGGGGCATATGTTCCAACACGTAGCTGATAAGATGATTGCTGTAGAGATTGACGAAGAAGATGATATGGTTTATGCTCAATGGATGTTGGATGTTGATGAGAATATCCCATTCCCAGCAGACCCTGCGGATCCTGACTACGACCTCCCTGATAATGATAAAGGAACATAGTATGTTATTAGAATTTATGTATGGTTTTTTGTTATCATTTGCTATTATACTATCAATCATCACAGCCACTATTGTAGTCACTAAAACTTGTTTGTGGATCAACCGAAGATTATAATCAATGCTTAGTCCTTTACTGTGTACTCTATGTTTAACGATGGCAGAACCAATGTCAACATTAGACAAACTGAGACAAGATTATGATATGGAGTGGACAATCCTATATGGTAAGAAGTCATATTTCCATATTGATCTAAGCGATAAAGATTACTTTGAAATAACATTCACTAAGCATTTTTAGTAGGGCATATATGATAAGTTATAGTACAAATTGGATGGGACCAATTGCCACTCGTTGGTACGAAGATAGAAATATTCCGTTTGAGATCAGAGAAACATCGGGTAAAGTACTACCTAAGGTTGAGTACAAACACTTCTTAGAATCGTACTCGTGTGGTCGTATAGACATCTATGGATTAGATGAGAGTGAGCATTGGAGTGGTAAGTCTGAGTATGGTGTTGCTCCAATGCGAACTGAATCTTGGAACCTACTCTCTGACTATCTCGATGATTATGAATCGAGTGAGTTGGTTTCATATGAAGATTTGATAGAAGACTTTGAGACGAGAAGTAAGCATAAGATTGAATGGTGGGTAGAAAATGCAGACTCCTGATAGTTGGGTCGTACTGAAGATAACCACAGAGACTGATGTCATCTACAAAGTCTTAGCAGGATGGAGTGGTGGTTATCTTGATGGTGATTCTTGGCGATTGAATAGTGGTATCAACATAGTATTTGAACGAAAAGATCAAGTAGACTTCTATGGTAATAGTGGATCATTGTATGTTTGTCAAAAAGGAACATACGGACTAAGAATGGGCACAGCAGGAATCTACAATGATCTAGTATCACGCTTTGGCGACAAAGTAGAGATGATGCCTGAAGACACAGATTGGAGAACATTGGTATGACAATGCCTGATGAAAGAAGAAATGCAGTAAACCGTACTAGGATATTTCTAATGGACTTAATGGATCCAAAGAAAACTCCAAGAGTGCCAAGCGCAATAAGAAAAGAAGCAGGCTCATGTCTTAGACATTATCCTGGAGAATACTATATGCTAAAAGCATCAGAACAAGCACCTGAACTATTTGGGGATTGGGATGACTTCTTCATTCAAAAAGAAGGAGCACCTGAACCATTCGGTGACGGAGATTGGGATGCCAGCATCATACATAATGATGGATGACTATCACGTTACTTTCACGGTAAAGAGGAAAACAGAGATGAATAGAGACCCAGAAATTTTTGCAAATAGCTTGCTTGATGCACCCGACCTGTCTTCAGTACTATATATTCTCTATTGGAATTTGCCTTTGAATGCTACGGCGCTTCGTGATTTAGGAGACTTGCGGTTAGTAGTTCAAAAAGAAGAAGCTCGCAGAGTTAGAGAGGTAGATAGTGATGAGTAAGAAAACAAGATTGCATGTGAATCAGCATAACGTTCGCCACAACAAGAAGAACCCTGATGATTTGCGCCCACCTTTGACTGTAAAGGATTACACCCAAAACAGGAAGTGTTACACGGCTGATCTAAAACTCCCAGACGGAACTGTGGTGGCCAAACTTATCAGCCAGCCCAATAAGCCATTATCCTGCGGTGCAACCGTTTGGATAGAAACTGAACTGGAAGTCGTTACATACGACGAGTGTGAGCTATGAAGAAAGGTTTGAAGATACCGATGAAAAGTGCCGCTGAATTTGACGCTTTGACATCAGCCAGAAAATTTTATTGCTATTTACAGAAATCAGGTGTTGCTAAAAAGATCAAAAGAGGGTATAATAAGAGATTCAGAAGCAAAGGTAAAGAAGAAATGCGTGATGAATCAAGATACCTTAATAAGGATCATTCTCTGACAATAGAAGAGAGAAAGGCAATAGAAGATTATATAGAACGTAAACTAGAGAAATGAGTTGAGTTATGATTTTATTAGATTTGAACCAAGTGATGATCTCCAACATGATGAAGCAGTTGGGTGTGAGTGGTCAAGTATTTGAAGAGGGGCTTGTGCGCCATATGGTGTTGAATAGTATTCGTGCATACAAGAATAAATTCGGCAAGGAATATGGTGAAGTGGTTATCTGTTGTGATGACAGAAACTACTGGCGCAAGGATGTGTTTCCTTACTACAAAGGACATCGTAAGAAAGATCGAGAGAAGTCTTCGATTGATTGGGTTATGGTATTTGAGGCTCTTAATCGTATTCGTGAAGAGCTGAAAGAGTTCTTCCCATACAAGGTTGTTCAAGTGGAGCGTGCCGAAGCTGATGATATCATTGGTGTATTGGCTACAAGATATGGTACATGGCTCAATAACGAAACCACCGAGCGTATCCTTGTATTGTCTGGAGACAAAGACTTTGGTCAGCTTCAGAAGTATACTAATGTTGATCAGTATAGTCCTGTGTTGAAGAAGTGGATCCGTATCAACGATGCCCGAGCTTTTTTGCGCGAACATATTATGCGTGGCGATCGTGGTGATGGTATTCCAAACTTCTTATCTAATGACAGTTGTATTATGACTGGCGAGCGACAGAAGCCGATCCAAGCTAAGAAGATTGAAGACTGGATTGACAAAGAGCCTGAACAGTTCTGTACTGATGTTATGTTGAGAAACTATCGCAGGAACGAACAATTGGTTGATCTGGATCAGATACCAGCAGAGATTGTTTCTAAAATAAATGAAGTCTTTGATACATATGAGGTTCCGAAGAGACGTGGTCTCTTAAATTACTTTATTAAATATAAGTTGAAAAACCTTGTAGAACATATTGGAGAGTTTTAGTGGAGGCATTATTCACAGCGGTTCTCGGTACATCCAGCGTATTGATTGGGATGTACCATGAGAATCCAATCGCTTTGTGGACAGGTTATATATGCATTGCAATTGCTATCTGGGAATGGTATGACGATTTGGAAGATGCGGATTATTGATATACCTAAATAAAAAAGACACCAACAACATTTGAATGAAATGATAGGTATTTAATAAAATGAAATATGAAACGTTCCACGACATCTTTGTTAAAGTCGGAGAAGCAAAAACAAGAAAAGAAAAGATTGCGATCTTGCAAGAGAATTCAAGCCCAACACTAAAAGCAATCTTGGGTTACACATACGATCCGAATGTAGTGTGGGCGCTGCCTGACGGTGAGCCTCCGTACACTGTATCAGAAGTGTTAGACCAAGAAAAAAGACTTGTCCAAGAATCCAGAAAGTTTTACTTGTTTGTAGAAGGGATAACTGAAACGCAAAGAAATATAACTGCAGTCAAACGCGAGCAGATCTTTATCACTCTGTTAGAGTCTATTGATCCTAAAGACGCAAAGGTTGTTCTGGCTATGAAGAATCGTAAATTGCCATACAAAGGTCTTACACGCAAACTTGTAGCAGAAGCATTCCCAACTATTTCCACAAACTGGTGAAAGGAAGATAAGAGTCTAATATGGCTAAAAATATCAAGCGGTACAGTCAATACATTGAAGAAAGCGACGACTTTGGTCGGAAGAAGAAACTGAAAAAAGAATCACGCCACAACTATAAGGTTGAGCTTGAACAGTCTATTGATAATGAATTATGGGATGAAATGAATGACGACGAAGACAGCGATAATAATAGGTAATGGCACAAGCCGTAAATCTGTAAACTTAAAGCAGCTCTCTTCATCTAGTAAGACATATGGGTGTAATGCTCTGTATCGCGACTTCCCAGAACTAGATTATCTCGTAGCAATTGACGAAGCTATGATCACCATAATAAAGAATGTTGATTTCTCAGAGACAAACACATCGGTGATCATACCACCCGAGAACGAGAGATGGGAACATTCTGAATACAACCCCCAGCGGAGACGATCTAATGCGGGTATGTGTGCGATGACCGAAGCTATTCGTCATGGTTCTCAGATGCTGTATTGTTTGGGGTTTGATTTCGTATTAGACGGAAAGCAATCTATAGATAATATCTACTCAGGCACTCCACATTATGACCAGCCATATGCGTCAAATGAAAGCGACAATTTTTATCGTGTGAAGTATTTACAGTGGTTCGCCGATCAAAACTCGAAAGTTACGTTCGTGATGATTATCCCAGATACTGCTCCTGTATCCAAATACATAGCTGAACTGGGCAAGTTGAGAAACGTTATCTTCATTAGAACATCAACCTTTCTTAAGAAACTGAAAAGCGTAGAGGAATAACATGTCTGTAGAATGGCAAATAATCTTTGTAATGTTTATAGCGATCTCAACATACCTGTCATATAGAACAGGACAGAGAATTGGTATTGAAGATGGAGTTGA